CAACAGTCAAAGAGCGCGGCCAAGATTATGGCGATAAGTTTGAAAACCACCAGCGCATTGCTGACATTTGGTCAATCATTCTGGGCACAGAAATCAAAGCCGAACAGGTTGCGCTATGTATGGCAGGGACCAAAATCGCCCGGTTGATCCAATCACCGACACACGAAGACTCATGGATTGACCTTGCTGGCTATGCCGCTGTTGGATCTGAATGCGCTAAGTCAGCTTTGACCGCTTCCAACGAAGATAATCCGCACCCTCTTCCACATTCACAAAGCACTGAACAAAGCCAGTCGGGTGATCGGCATGAGGGTCAATGACCTGAAAGATGGCGTGTCCAAAGTTCTGCTGTTCAAAACCTTTGACCAGCGCAAAGTCATCACGGAATTTGTAACCACGCGCTCTGGCAAGCCACGCCACTTCTTCTTGCTCCACGAGTTCGATCTGAGCGAGCGCCCAATTGTGACGGTGGCCACTTATATACAGATGGGCGTTGCTCTTGAACCGGGCCATTTTGGTTTGAGCATGAAGCGGATTCCACTGCGAATGTCCCGGCATATCGTGCGCAGCATGGATTCTGCATTCCCTGCCATTAGGGAAATTTATGCAGACCCTAGCTTCCCAATCTTCTTGGATACTGTGGGGACCGGTCATCCATTTGAGCGGATCGCCAGCACCACTCCACATATCATGGTTGCCGCCAATCAGAATGAGCGGATTTATACTGTCGATTAACCACTCGACCAGCTTCCATGCTGTTTTGTGGCTGGTGTCCTGATGATCGTAGAGTCGTGCCAGACGACCAATCCAGTTGTTCTGGTGGTCGCCTAGCGAGCATCCATATACGGCATCATTTTCCTGAATGACAGCGATGTGACGCCGCAGCGTAGGCCAGTCGCAGAAGTTGTCATCGATATGTGGATCGCCGAGCCATAGAAGCCCTATGGGGGCGTCTGAGCGCATGTTGACTGGTATCCATTTGCGCGCGTTCTTCGCCTCCATACGGCGTTTAAATCGCGTTGTAAGATGCTCTACGATCTCCTCAGTAGGTAGGTCATCTGTTGGCAATGGAGGTACATCGTAATTACGCGCATCCGATTGTATGCGCGCTTGCGCTTCTCTTATCCTGCTTTGCAATGTAGTCCGCGGAATGCCAAGGCTTTGCGCAGCGTCAGCCATGTTGGGAAATTCTTTTACCGCTGTTAATGCTGCTTGCAGATCTTCTTCAGTCAAACGTGGCGTGGGCATTGGCAGTTTCCATCATGCGTTTGAGTTCAGGACCACGAGATTTGATTTGCTGATACCAAAGCGAATCTTGCATCTCGCGCGCTGCACGGAAGAAGTCTTGATCTTCCAAAGCGCGGAGCATTTTCTTGAAACGAGAAAAACGAGGCCAGCCAAGATTGAACACCATCGAAGCCAATACAATCTGGGCTGGCTCCGGCAGATCGCGCCACCATTCCATGCGCTCATCAAGTTCAGATACAGCGATAGCTATGTCGTCTTGCAAAATTTGACGAGCCGCCAACTCGGATATTGGCTCACGCAGATTGTGACCATATCCAATCGTTGGCACACCAACCGTGTCTTCATACATGGTAAGGCGTAAGCCCTCATGCTTTGCAACCAAGTCCGTGAGAGCTTGAATATCCATGAAGCCTTACCCCTACTTCTTGAACATCTGTGTAAGTTTTTGAACGCCGAAGCTGGCAGCAAACACAACACCAACCGCTGTTTTATAGTAATCCGGCATAGCTTCCAGCGCCTGAAAGCCGCGCTGTACCTGTTCCTCATATCCAAAAAAAGCCATCAAAAGCGGCAACGAAACCAGCAAGGTGAGCCACTCATCTTTCCAGCTTGTTTGTGCGCCTGTTGCCCAGACCTGATTCCAATCAGCCTCACCAGCTACGACTTTCTCAGCTATAGCTGTCTTGGCTTTTTGTTTGGCAACACGAGATTCCATCCACGCTCCACCAAGCGTGGTAATAGCTTGTATGATTGGCAGCATTATTTACGTGCCAGCATGATTATCGTGGTCAGGATCAATCCGGTCTGAATCAAATCGATCATCGGAACCTGTATCACGCTTCAACATCCTCTGAATGGTTTGGGTTTCATAAATGCGAAGCGCCGTCCACACGATTGTGAACAGCGCAGCAATAGGTGGCAGCATTTCACCAAGCGTCCCGACAGTAGTGCCAACGGCAACAACATCTAATGTTTGCTTAGTGTCCATGTGCAGTAAGCTAATGCATAAATGCAGGAAGCAAAACGCACATTCACAGCTTACCCTGTGCGTGAAGGATAAGCGCGATAAGCGATCCCACAATGGCAATGAAGCAGAGAACAAACACAGCAATTATGATGCCCTCGACAATCTTCTTGCGCCGAACAGCAGAGGCTATCTCAGCTTCGCGCCGCGCAACACGAGCCTTGGCTTGAAAGCGTTGCCAGTCATTCCATAGTCCTGGACGACCAGCATAGATCATGATTTGCTTTAACTCATCCTCACGAGATTTTAGCTCTTCAAGCGCCATGAACTCGGCGAGGTCAGGCCCGCCGCCCTTTCGTTGTGCTTTTTGCTTTAGCTTTTCCTTCGCACCGACAAACTCTGCAACCGCATTGCCTGCAGCAGCTATTTCTTTGCCGTTTGCTATTGCCTGTTTGATAACGGCAAAGGCGGCGTTGGCTGCTGCAAGTTCGGCTAACATTAGTCGTAAACGCGGACACGCTCCTCATTGACCTGAACCGGCTGACAATAAGCCGTGATCTTCTGGCCCTGTTTATGAAGCGACTGCGCGTACCACACGCAGGACTTCAACGAGCGGAAGTACATATCATTTGAAACAAGCTCGCCACTCACAAACATGAACAGCAAAAAAGCGTGGATCATTCAGCGTCAGCGATTGTCAAGTCACCGGCTGCGACCTGGCGCATAATTTCGTCGTAGTGACGGTTGCCCGGGGCGAGGGGTACAGATAATTCAGAGTCATCAATAGTGGCAGTGATAGATGCGTTGTTGCCACTCATGTCCAAAATATATTGTGCAGATGTAATGTTCATTTCATCCATGTCTACAACTCCGCATCGTGCGTTGAATCAATAGTAAAAAGACGCGCAGCAGCAGTTGTGTTTGCTTGCCTATAAACTGCTCCACCGGCACTACTTACTGATTCAAAAAAAAAGTTACCATCAAATCCTGTTGTGTTTACGTCTGTCTTTAAGGCGCTGGTAGGCGACGTTCTCATCTCAGTCTTGAATTGGTAAAATGCTCGGTAGTATTCATTGTTGGTTACGTCACCCGCGAAACCAGAACGACTAATCTGGAAATACCGCTGACACCTAGCCAACTCATCGCCAAACGACCGATGCTCAAACGGCGTGGCCTGTTCGCCAACCTCAAGCTGGACACCGGTGATGTACCATTCGTTAGCGGTGTTGTCAGCGAGGTTAACCTGACCTACTGCACGATTAGCAGACGAAATAGTTGCCCAATCTGTGGCCAGAGTGCCACCAGTGAAGTTAGTTCCGGCGGCAAGATACCAAAGCATATCAAAGCCGACACCGCTATCGTCATTAATAGTGCCAGAAGAATCCCCCGGAATAGTAATCGTCTTGCGTTCCCAAGTGTCAGCAGAGTCAATAGTGTATGACTTGCTAATACTCCTAAAAGAATCCTCTTGGAATATTTCCAGTATGTAAGTGCCTGTTTTGTTTGACCGAACATAAAAAGATACAGTCACAGCCTGTGCGCCAGAAGCCCCATACTGCAACTGCTGTAGATTTTGTGCTTCCACCTTGTGAACAAACTGAATGACATCTCCGGCTGCAAGTGACGCATCAGCAACTGTGCAATCCCACTTATACGAGTTAGCAAAGCCGTCAGGTGCAGTAGAAGATTGAGAAAGGGTCCATGTTCCCGCAGTAGTAATCTGTGCCTTGAACCTGTCAGGTGCATTTGCATACTCAGAACCTGTGACACCAGTCTCACTCGTCCCCCGCTGGGCCACCTGCATCGCACCGTTGATGATGAGGTTCCTGCCTGTCAGGCCACCGGCATCAGCCGAACCGGCGAGGTCTGCGAAGTCTCTTGCTCTGCTCATGCCGCTATCCCCTTACACGCTCTGGCTGTCTGCAAATGTCTCATAAGCAGATTTGATTGAAGCGGTCCACACGGCGTTGCACACCGCCTGTACAGATGCGTCTTCACCGCTGATGTCGGTATCGCCCCAAGTGTCGCCAGACTTGGTGCGGGGATGCAGGACGTGCCGGTGATAGGTACGGCTAATCTCGTCGCCGTCATCCTTCACGATGGTCGCCTTGCGAACCTGTACGGCCTTGTATGGGCCACGAACTTCGCAGTCGTATTCAAATTCTTTTGTCAGTGCCATTGTTTACTCCTGTGTTTACCGTCGCTTGGCTGCGACCTGTCCGACCCGCACCGGCTGGTGGGGTTATGCTGCATCATAGATAATATGCACTCGTGCTGTACTGCCGTTTTGCGTGTACGAACCCGGTATATCGCCAATAGCAGTGTTTGTATCATACCGCAGATAACACAAAGCCTGACCTGTAGCGATATCGGCCATATCTGGGCCATTAGTGACCCAACCTGTTTTGTAACTGACAAAACCGCCGCCACCATTGGAGGTGGATGTAAACGGCAAACTAATTTGATACGCACCAGTCAAGGTGTGCGTGTTTGAGTGTGCTATAAGCACAGAAACAAAAACCCGATTGCCTATTTTAGTGTATGCGCCGCTAAGAGAAGAAAACGTGCCCGTGCCAGCTACTGTGCTGCCAGATACAGTCGGACTGTATGTACCCTCCTCATAATCATCCAGCGCATTTGCCGCCGCCGTGTCGCCGTTGAAGGAGATGCCGCCACCGGATTGGATGCGGAGATGCTCTGTGCCTGAACCACCTGCACCAGTAAAAACAATGTTTTGACCAGCAATGCGAAGTTGTGCAGATGCGCCAGCATCAGTTAGCCCAGCAACAGTTGGCCCAGCCGCATTATCAAAAATTGCAACATGACGGTCTGTTGCTGTCTTTACTTGCAAATCAGAAAACGATTGTGGGCTGGTGTTAATGCCCACCGCATCATTAGCCGCATCGACATGCAGTGTGTCGGTGTCCACGGTCAGGTCGCCGGTAATCGCCACATTCGCAGAGAACGTACCACCAGCAGAAGCAGACACAGTGTCAGCCACGGTGAAGCTCTTGAACGCATAGATGTTCACAAGGTCGTTGAGAGCAGCGCCAGAGGCCAGCACAACGCTTGTGCCATTGGTGGCTGTGTAGTCAGATGGGTCGAGGACAATACCGTTCATCACGACTTGCAGATTGTCCACTGTGTAAGACAGCGTTGCGCTGTTGTCGTCAGAGCCGGAGAACGTGGTCTGTCCTGCTGTTGCTGTGTATTCGTACAGGATCAGGCTGACATTGCCAGCGGATGTGGCAGCAATCCAGTTTGCGCCGTCGTAGACCCGCATTTCGTTGGCGCTGTTGTTGAAGTAGAGCATACCAGCAGCCAAAGCGTTTCCGTCTGGGTCGGTAGACGGATTGCTGGATAATGAGCCGTGGTATCTGTCGTCGAATTGGTCATATGAGTTTGCCGCAGCAGCCGCACTGGCAGCCGCCGCAGTTTGACTTGCGGCCGCAGCCGTGGCAGATGATGCCGCCGCCGTTGCAGAGGCCGCACTATTGGTCTCAGAGGTTGAGGCATTGCTGGCAGAAGTCGCGGATTCGGCAGCTTTTGTCGTCGATGTCGCGGCAGAAGTCGAGGCAGAAGATGCACTTGATGCCGCCGCCGCCTGACTAGCCGCCGCCTCTGATGCCTTAGTCGTGGCAGTTGAAGCATTTGCAGACGCACCCTGTATGGCACTGATGTTTGTCGCGTTGGTGTTTACAGAGGAAATGTTAGAAGCAACAGTACCGATGTCTGT